AGTCCAACACAACGTCCTGTCCTTTGGTGTTGTTCAATATTTGGTATTCCATCAGTTCCACAGGCTTCATGGTGGGGTGGATGTCGTTTACCCTTGGTTTCTTGCATTCAATAATGGTTGTTTGCTTACGGTCTGCCGCCCAAAGGTGAGCCGCGCCCTCTTTCCAGCCATACAGGCAGGGTTCATGCTTCCAATGATAGTCCTGACGTCCCATAACCATGCTGTCTTTTGCCCATATTAGGGTCTGTCTTACCTTCCAGCCGGCATCACGACAGGCGCCCCGAAAGTTATAACCTTCAGAGTCTGCGTGCCAAATATAGTAAACCGCGCCCTGTTTCATGACTGCATCTGCCGCAACAAAGGCATCCCGCAAGAACTGACGGAATTGCTCGTCGTCCATGCTGTCGTTCATAATTTTCAGCTTGTCTTTGGTCGCGCCCTCATAATTGACGTTATAAGGTGGGTCTGTCACCAATATATCCACCAAGCCATCGGTCAGCTTTTCTACTGCTTCGATGCTGGTGCTATCCCCGCACATCAGGCGGTGTTCACCCAAGATATAGATGTCGCCCAGCTTTGTTTTGGGTTCTTTTGGCAATTCAGGAACAGCGTCCTCGTCCGTTAAACCGTCTTTGACCTCCGGCTCCAGCAAGGAGTCCAGCATCTTGTTATCAAAGCCCAGCAGTTCAAGGTCAAACCCGTCCTCTTGCAAGTCGGCCACCTCTATTTTTAATAAGTCTATATCCCAGCCTGCGTTCATAGCCAGCTGGTT